GTACAGTTCCCGTACTCAGCAGAAGGAGTAAGCGTCGTATCTGTCACGTTCAACGGCATGAACGGAGGCTCGTCGAATTCGATAGGCGTTATCGTCCAGTTATCGTCAGCGTAACGGGCCAGCTTCTGAGGAGCAATAAGCGGATGCGTAATATATACCACATCGTTGATCTCCTTCCAGTCAATGTCCCCAATCGTGTCCTCGTCATACGGACTCACGATTTCGTAAGGCGCACCGTCTTTCATCACGATGCCGCCATCCGTGAAGAAACGAATGTACCTGTCGCCAAACTCCAAGAAGAATACGACATCCGTGCTGTAGCTGAACGTGACTAGGCGAGCGTTCTTCCCGCTTCCATACTTCGTCGAAGCAATGTACTGCGTCCCATTCCGCTTCTCGGCGTTTCCGTACTTACGCGGAATCATGTTCTGCATCTGACGGCAGCCACGACCAAACACGTCAAGGTCGTAGCGACGGAAAAGCAGCGGGCTTATCTCACCGCCGTTGAAGTTGAGTTGGTCCCTGCGGCTATTTCCTTGCTTTGCCATTAGAGTGTATGGTTATGCCAACGTGCCTTGTCGAAGATGTTGTTTAGGCGAGGACTCCACTGCCTCACTTTGCGCTGCCCGCAATCCACTGTAAACGCACGACTGAGCGCACGCTGGTACTCTTGGTTGAGCATTACGGCAAGATTGGGGTCTCGCTTGCGCATCGTTGCCAGCTTCGATGCCACCAAGGCAATCACTGCGGAACGGAACAGATTGTCGAATGCCGTCTCCGTGGCGCTATACTTCACGTAAACAAGCTCTGCCTCGGCTGCGTCCGTGTAAATGTAGCTGCCCTCGATTGCGAAAATCGTACTGCCAGAGATGTAAGGGGCCTCATTAAACTTCACGATTCGCAGGCAGTCGGCTGGAATCGCATAAGCATACTTCCACCCAAACGTAGGCGTAACATCATCTGCCGCCGTCAACGTCTCTCGCGTGGTAAGGCATTGCCAGTTGCGTTCACGGCCAGCCTCACGGATGGACTCCTCAAGAACTGAGGCCAGTGTCCGCGCATGGATGAATGACGAATCGTTAAAGTCTAGGCTCTGCGGCTCTGCAATCTTGAGAAGCGCAGCCTTCAGGATGCCACTGCTATCCCCCACCTCTTTCCACTCGCTCTTAGTCTCCACCATGTCCAGGCGTTGAGCCCTGTTCTCGATAAGCGCCTTGTACTCGTCCGTGAGGAGCTTTACCAAGTCAGAGTCTTGCCGCTTCACAGAGCACATCTTGGAAGCAAGATAGACGGAAATGGCCTCGCACAGCGCCGTGTCAAACGTGCTGGGGTCGCTCTTGTATGCCGTATAGCAGAGCTTCGCCTCGGTGGCATCCGTTACAACCGTGCCTCCGTTTATATCGAAGTAGTCTTCGTCCGGGGCCGTGTGCTCGTTAAAGCTAAGAGCACGCACAAAGTCAGCAGGAAGCGTGTATGCCTTCGTCCATCCAAAGGCCGGGTCTGTCGTAGCCGTAAGCGTTGCAAGCGTCGTGAGGCATTTCCAAGGCGTCTCGCGGCTCACCTGCTTAACTGTTTCGGCCCAAAGCGCAGAGGCCAGCACAGCATTGGGGTCTTTGGTGTCGTTGATGGAGGCGATGCGCTTCTCGCCAATTCTCACCAACGCTTCATTCACTATGTCCAACTGTGAGGCCATTCTGGATGTCTCCTATGTCTCTTACATTAAACCCCCGCCCGAGACGCACAACTCAGGCGGGGGAGCACTATTTATGAACAACACACGAACAGCGGGAGGCCCATGAACCCCTCCCGCAATCTTTTACATCTTGGCAAACACCGCGCGAATCACGATCTTCTTGCCAGCGGTCAACTCGGACGCAGTGGCAAGGGTCGCGATAAACGTGGTGGCTTTCGTGGTGGTGGTGGGCGTCAGCCACTCAACACCGCCAGCAGCGTGAACCGACTTTGCGGCGTGAACGTCAATACTCTTAGCGATGCAGTCCGCATCGGCAGCCGTACCGATGTGAAGCGTCGCGGTAGTGCCGAGAGCTTCGCAGTCGATATTCCACAGATTAGGGACGGCTCGATAGCCAGCGGGAACGACGAACAGGTTGGCCGTATCGTTGGCTGCGGAGAAGGAGGTGCCTACGGCAATCGTAGCGTCGTAGTAGGCGAAGCTCGCCCCGATTTGAGAACCGTAGCCAGCGGGAGCCGGCTCGGTGTTTTGGACGACATAGATGTCGGAATCAATAGAAGCCATATTATTTGTTCTCCTCTAGTTGTTAGGCGATGGTGTTGTAGAGGTTCTTGACGATGAACACGCCCTTATCCTGAGCGCGAGCGCCACCCATACGAGCGGAACTGCGGAACTGGATGGCACCGTTACGGTCAGGACGGGTCTCAATGGCCGACTTGCGCGAGCCAAAGTTGAACCGGATGGCCTGTTTACCGTAAACCAAAGAGTTGACGGTTTTGGCGGTGGTGTCCGTGGTGAGCTGGTTGGAAACAATCCAGGTGAAGCCCATCCAACGGCTACCAACGACGCTACCGCCTTCAATCGGGGCAACCTTCGTATAGTCCTTGGAGCGAACTTCTGCGACGTTGACGATGAGGTTTTCCTCGTCCTTGGCGGAAATGACCCAAGTGAGTTCGGCAGGATTGACGTCCTGCTCACGAGCAAGTCGAACGATCTTCGCCACCTTGGCGAACGTCAGGCCGGAGTTATCATGCGCAATGATGTTGTCGGAAGGGAACGCTTCCGTGCTGGTCGGAGCATTGGCACCGATGGACACCGCACTTTCGACGGCTGCAATAATCTTCTTCTCCTTGATGCGGTTGTAGCCATAGGTCATGGCATTGATGATGTCGGAGCCGGGGCTCGTAATCTCGTCGAGAAGGGTCTCATCCCATTCGTCGAGAGCCGGAGCCACAGGGACCATCACCTTCTCGGTAACAACCCACCGCTGGGTGGCATTGTACTCACCGATGTTGGTTTGCGCCATACGGCCATCGGTGGCGTCCGCCCAATCAATGGTGGTGCCGACGAGAATGGACTTCGACTTTGCATCGAAGTTGAACGGGGTAACAGTACTGTCGAGGACAGAGCTGGTTTGCTGAATCGCCGCCTCGATATTGGTGGCGAATTTCTGATGAAAAATCTCAGGGATCGTATAAGACATTTGAAATCCTTACATTGAAGTTAACTAACACTTCGGATTTCGTGTGCCCGCACCAGCGGCACTACTTTCCATCGGCACCTGAGAGGCCCATTGCTGGGGTGGCAAACAGGACATCGCCTAGAACGGAGAAATAGCCCCGCGCTAGGCGATGTCAACATCCTATCTTTACTTCTTTGCTAAAGATGCAAGCTTTCTGGCAATCTCGCTCTGCTGGCGATTAAGCTCATTGTACTTTGCGAAGTCTCCAGCGGCCTGCGCCTGCATGGCCTGCTTGCCAAGTTCGAGCGCCTTGGCCTGCAAGTTGACAGAGCCACCGCCGTCGCCAGGGCCATTAGCCGCAACGAAACTGGACTCGCCAAGCTTCTCATGCACCTTGGCCAGAAGCTTGATGACAGAGGCATTGTTGCCAATCGAAGGGTCGTTTACGTCAACGCCAAGCGCCGCCGCCGCCGCAGCAGCGTTCTTCAAAGACTCGGCACGCTTTGCACCGAAAGCCTCCGTGAGCGCAGCGTCCTGTTGCTTCATGTACGCCTCCATACGCTTCGACTCAAGGCCCATCTGGTACTCGGTGAGCTTCTGCACCTCCTCCTTGCCGAAGCCCTCCTTATGGGCGAACGCTGCAAATTCCTTGGCCGTGGCGTCGTCCCAGCTCGTTCCAGCAGGAAGCTCGGCAGGCGCTTTAAGCTCGTAGCCGTCTGGCGTCTCGGGGACACCTCGAAGCGTGCGCATACGGGTGTTGAAGGCATCCTTGACGTTCTGCGGGGCATCCTCAGGGGGACGCTCAAAACCTTTCTGCGACGCCGCCCAATTAAGGTTCTCCAAGCCCTTGGCTAGATTGGCAGCATCTTTCCATCGGCTCGCCACCTTGGAGAACGCAGCACGAGACTCTTCAGGGAAGGCTTCAAGGAACGCCTTGCTTAGCGTACCGTCCTTCTCGTAAATTGTGAAGGCGGGAGCACCAGCCTCGCCGCCTCCTTGTGCCTCACTTTTATTCGTACTTTCCTGGGATGAGGACAAAAGCGTACCAGCGCCACCTTGCTGCGCTTGAGCCTGCTGTTGCGTAGCGGCATCACCGCCGCCCTGCACTCCAGCTTGGGAGCCAGCGCCATTGGCGCCAGCCGAGTTACCGCCATCACTTCCAGTTGCGTCTGCCATAGTGTTATTCGTCGTTGTTGTTGTTAGTGACAATGAAGCCTACCCGCTTGAGAAGGCCCAAAGCAAAATTGCGCCCGCCATCACGATAGGCGGCTGCGTGCGTTTCCTCCATGTGCGAGGAAATGAACGTGGGCTGGTAGATGCCGCCTTCGCGGGCGATCACCTCTAGGACCGTCTGCTGCGCCTCGGTTCGTGGCGTGCTTGGTTCTCCAAACACAGTGATGAAAGCTTTTCGCTCCTCTTCGCGTTTGCGACGCATCTTCTCTACGTCAGCCATTTGTCCGTGTATGATGTTCATTGTGCGTGTTTTGGTTCATGCGAAACTACTGCCAGCCGCCACCACCCACTGCAAGATTCAATCCAGCGGCCCTTGCGTCTTTGGCTGCACTAGCTGCCTCGCTCGCCATGGCCAAAGCGTTCTGCTGCTGCATGGCCTGCATACGCGCATCTGCCACCGTCTGCGCCTCTTCAGGAGTGCGGATACTGCTGTCGGCCAGGTTGAAACTGCGGGCCGCTTTGCGTGCCATGTCAACGAAGTCGAACTGGTCAACCGCCGTTGCGTCATACGGAGCAATGGCAGCAAGCATATTCAGCACTTGGAAACTGCTCCGCGTCTGCACTGCCTGCACCGCCAAGCTAATCTTCGACTGGTAGGCCATCTGCGGCTCTACGTTGTTGTTCTCCGCAAACTGGAACACAACCGCCGGAGGTTTTGGAAAACGACCAGCACGGAGCAACAAGGCAAATACACGCCTCAGTAACGGGTCGATGAACTCTCCGTAGTAGCGGGCTTGCGCAGGATGGAAGAGAACGAGTTTTTCGTCCGCCAACTGCATCGCCTCAAAAGTCGCCATGCGCTTCGTGCTGTCCGTAAACACTTGGAACATGTCATTGAAGAACGTGGCGCGAATCGACTCTTGCTTGGCAGCAAGCAGGTCAGCCCCCCATTGAACTTGCCCACCAGCATACAAAGACTTCGGGATGAGGTCGGGACGGTTGCTGTCCAATACGACAAGCCCATTAGGAGAAAGGTCGGGCGACTCCTCCATATTGTCGTAAACAGCCGTGGGCGGAAATACAGCCTTCTCAATGCCGGCAGAGAGACAGGCGCTAAGGAAATTCGTCTCGCGAATCGTCGGCATACACTTCATCGCCGGAGAAATGCCATAGCGTTCACCACGCATCTTTTCCCAGCGCGTGACGAAAATAGGCATCTCCTCGAAGCCGCCTTCGCTCACAAGCCACTTGTCATCCTTGTCAACGTAGAAGTCGGCTACTGGCTTGTTCTCCTTGTCCAACTTCTTCTCATCGCGCCATGCGCTAGGACGCGGCATCACCATGTGGACATACTCGTGAGTGTCGTCCCATTTCTTGCCGCTAGGATCGTCGAGCGCCTCTCTCACCTTCGACGACAACGCATCACGCCCGAACTTCTTCTCGGCCTGCCGATGCGTAAACTTAATGCACCGCGCCACCGTGTCCACAACGCCACGGTCGTCCTCGTCGATGAGGAAATGCCCGGCCTCAAAATGCTTGAACCAAAGGCTACCGTTATGCAGCTCGCTGTACATGGCACTCGTGCCAGCCCAGCCTCTATCTTGAAGCACGCCCAAGCTCTCCGTGTAGAAATTGCTCCGCGCCATTTCCTGACGCATAATCTCACTGCACTTGGCATACCACTGCACCGCCTCTTCATTATCGGCCAACCCCGCCGGAGGCACGCCCGAATACCAAATCTCGTTAATCGGCGTCATGTTCGCCATGCTGCCAGCAGCAAGCACGTCGTTGGCCTTTACGGCAGTGTCGTCATAAAGATTGCCACTGATTGAGCGCAGGTCTGGGCTCACCCAGCTCATAACATCCGACTTCTGCGGGGCAACGTACTTTGCCACCTCGTCGATGATGTTGAGCCAGTCCGTGGCATCAGCCTTCATCTTGTCGTAGCGGTCAACCACCCACCGACCCAACTCCTCTCTTGAAGGCTTTTCGCTCATAAATTGTTACACCCCACCCAATAGAGTTTTCGTAGCCACCTGCGTGTTACCGTCCTGCGTCCCTGCAAGAAGCGTGCTCTGCTGACCTTTTCGACGGAGGGCAGCTAGTTGCTGCTCACGAGCCTTCGTAGCCGCCTCGCTAGTCGAGACAACAACGGGCTGACTGACAGAAGGAGATTTGCTTGGGCCACCCATGAAGCCTTATCTGGATAAGTTTAGTACAGAGGTCAAGATTCTTTTAGCCCTGTCCATCTCCATCGTGTACATCTCGCCCCTGTTCACCCAGCAAATGTATGGCAGCTTCAGCGACTCCCACTTGTAAAGCTGCCCGATGTCCCCAGCCGCCGCAGCAATGAACCAGCAGTTTATGTCGTCCTCCCTAAACTCAACACGAGGATTGCAAATAAGCGCAGCGTCAGCACCTGCCACAACCGGCCTGAACATGGCAAACAACGTCTTCGTCGAATGCACCTCCCCGTTCAGCGTGTACAGGTCAAGCTCCTCATCAAAGCCCATAAGCAACTCGTCTGCATGTTCTGCATACCACTGCCGCATCCGCAGTATCGGATAGGGGCCAACGTCGCCAAAAAGCATCCGTCCTGTCGTTGTCATACACGTCCAACTAGCTTCAATGGCCTGCGTTGTCCAGTCGCATAGTCGCCATGGACGTTGCCAATCGCCCGCATCTTCGACCGCGCCCACCAAGCATCGTCGTCGTCATCGAAGTCACCTGTCGCATTTGATGCCGCAATCCCTCGCGTAGAACGCTCAACTGCACTCTTCCCCTTCAGCATCCCTAGCGACAACGCCTCCGCCATGGTTCTAAAGGCGTCAGCTCCATGGCTGTAAATGTCATGCACGGGCGATGTCTTCATGTTCTGCCCATCCTTCACCTGCTCCACGCGGTAGCTCTCCAATGCCTCCAATCCGCTAGGAAGCGTCCGCCCCCCAGGACCGTCAAACACCTTCGTGCAATTCGTCGCGTGGAAATAGCAAAGCGGAAGCAGCTTCCTCACAAGGTCGATGCCCAGCCGGCGATTCTCCACCCTCGGCACGCAAACCGTGTTCTTCATCCCCAAGTTGGCAAACTCCCCCATCCATGACGGCCCAATACCTCCCTTGTTGTCCGCATCATGCGGCAGGAAGTTGAGCTTCACCTGACTGTTGTATTTCCACCCCCACCGATCAATCACGTCCACGTACACCTTGCTATGTACTTCTGCTGACGAGAAATAATCAATAACGTAAATGGCCGGACCCACAAACTGCACAAGCCAGA